CCCATAATATCACCATTCTTTACTTTTGCCCACGCTTCATCATTATCTACGATCATTGAACCAAACCAACTTCCAACCGGTGCATCTTCAAAACCTTTCATTGGCATAATACCACGCGAAGGATCAGAAATAAAACTTTCAAATAATGTAACGCCTTCAAATTGTGCATTTGAATTATGCATTAAATTGACGTTACTTTGAAATCCTTTTTTGAAAAACTTTTGTACAATTTTAAGAATAGTATCAGCACTAAAAGCCACATAGTAGTCGCCATAAGTAGCGTCAGACCTAAAAATAGGCGTATCAGCCAACATAATAGCGCCCGAAATAATACGACGATCTTCATTTGTAACTTCAAATTTTTGACTTTTATTAAATGCGTTCCAATTCTTTTGAATTGCAGGTCGATCTACCAAAGCAATAAAGTCGACTTGTGAATCGTCTTCAATATTCTCGGTAATATCTAACATATATATTGGTAATTCTGTGTTCATATTCTTAAATAGTTTTTATTTATATATTTATCGTTTATTGAAATCTTGCTCTATTTTGAATTTCATCTTCTCTTTGTTGCGCATTCTCAATATCACTTTGAATTACATAAGCGCGAACAGATGGTGAAGATCCGCCACCGCCACCTGCTGACCCGCCACCGCCACCTGTATTTGGCGGGTTACCCCCGCCGGTATCCGGCATTGATCCGCCACCACCGCCGCCTATCATAGGAATAGATCCGCCTGTATCACCACCGCCGCCTATTGTTCCTTCTTCACTTAATCCTGCCGAAGATCCTGCTGAATTAATTGCTTTAACCCCGTCAATAGCTGATTTCACAACCGCCGCAGCTTGTAAAGCACCATTTGCTATAATTAAAGCAGACCACGGCAAACCTAATGTTAAAGGCGAAGCAGCAACAGCTTTAGTAGTAGCCGCCGCAGTATTTACAACAACCTGACCTAATGCAGCCGCTTTTTCAATTAATAAACCTGCAATAGCAACCTTTTTATTTTTACCTGCTAATACCTGTATATTTTTACCAAAATCCTCAACTAATTTAAGTCTTTCAAGTAATAATGCTCTTTTTGCAGCCGCTTCAGCTTTTTCAATAGCAATGTTATTTTCAGAGTGTTCTTTATTTATTTTTTCAATTTCTTTTGCATTGCCTTTAGCTGCTTCTAATTTTAATTTATAAGACGCTTGTTCAATAGCTTTAGCATTATCCCAATATGCTTTAGAATCAGTTGATAAAGATTTTTGTTGAGCCTGTAATATATCTAATTCTTCTTCTAAGCCCTTTTTAATTATTTCATTTTTATTTCTTTGACCTTCAGCTTCGGAAGCAGTAATCAAATCATTTTTAATCTTAGCCTTTTCTTCCTCTGATAGTTTTATAAATTCTTTATCTTCATCTAATTCTTTTAAATCTTTTTCAAGTTTAGACAATCTTTCCGCCTCTGCTCTTTCATTGTCATCCTTAATTGCAGCTATTCTAATGTCTTTAATTTTTTGATTAAATTCATCAAGATTATCCTGTTCTTCTTCTTGCTTTTTATCCCTATCTTCTTTTGCCTTTTTTTCTAATGCAATTTTTTCAGCTTCATATGTTTCATTATTAAGTTTAATTAATTCATCCTTAACTTTTTGACTTACTTTTAATTGCTCTATTTCTGCATCCTTAGCTTTCTTGTCAATTTCTAATTGCTTTAATGCTTTATCATTTTCATCTGCAAGTAATGCTTTACTCTTTTCATTCTGCAAATCAATAAGCATTTTATTTGCAGTCTTAGTATCTTCTTCAGATTTTTTATTAGCTTCATCACGATCCTTTTGTGCTTTCTCATTTGCTTTCTTAGTTTCTTCAGCACTTTTCTTATTATAATCAGCAGTTAAAACTAATTTCTCATTATTTAGATCTTTCCATTTTTTAGCATCTTCACCATATAGCTTTCCACTCGCATCAACTTTTGTCTTTAATACGGCTAAATCATTATTAATTAACTCCGTTCTTTTCTTATAAATTTCTTCTTCTTGTCCACCTTGCGCAGTTAATAATTTAATATCTCTTTCAATTTGATCATTCCTTAATTTAGACGAAGCAGTTAATGATTCAATATTTCTTTTTGCTTGACTTGTAACTCCAATGAAATCAGTAAATTGTTCAACTAATTCACCAACGCTTTTAGCGAATGCACCTAATGGACTTTTTTTAATCCAATCAGAAATAGCGTCAAAATTAGCAATTACGGAAGCTAATCCGGTAACTAATAAACCTATTCCTGTTGCAGCTATTGCGCCTTTTAAAACTTTAAACCCAACGCTTGTTTCTACAACGGCAACACCAAAGGCTTTTTGTACAACCGCAGCCGTTTTAGTAGCTGCATTATTTAAGTTCTGATAAGTTGTAGTTGCTCTTATTTGTGTACCTAAGTTTGTAAAGCTATCGATTGAATCACCCAATGCGTTCAAGCCTTGTGATAAAGCCATAGCAGCATTCACCTTTAATAAAGCAGCTTCAACGTTTTTATTCTCTTTTCCAAATAAAGCCATAGCGCCTTGCAAAGCACTAAAGCCACCTGCAACTCCCGATAATGCACCTGCAACCGCCTTAAATTTTGCATCCGGATTAAAGGCATCTGTTAAAGCCTTAGCATCACCAATACGATCTTTTAATTCAGCCGCACGCTTAGCCGCATTAATAGCCTCTTTTGAAGTTGCGCCAAACTTATCAGCCATAATAGCAACGTTTGCAGTTGCTTCTTTTAGCTGCGTTCTTAAACTTTTTACAGAATCATCTGTCGCTTCAAATGCTTTGTCTAATTTTTGAACTTCTGCGGTTGCCTGCGCGGCATCGGTCGTTACCTTTATACCAATTATTTCGTCTGCCATTAATTTGTGTTTATTACTTTTAATAAATTAACCTGTGTTGTCTGATACATCATAGGGTTGTAACCATCTACTTTGTTAAGCCTAAATAATACGCCATTTATCCATATATATTTACTAAAATCTAAATTATAAATATCTAATGTATTAAGATATACCTTGCAGCTTAATAATTTACTTTCCATATCTGTAATTTCTAAAAGATACGGCAAGTGATATGTATTAAATAAATTATTTGTTGGATATGTATTTGCAGGAAATTGTAATTCTTTTGGAACTCCAAAATTAATATCGATAGTCGGGTTATTAGGATCGTCTAAATGCCCTGCATACCCATAGCTTGTTATCGTAGCTAATGTTCCACCGCCATCTTCTTGTATTTTCCATTGTGTAACCCCTGTTTTTTTCTTTGCAATCAAAATACGAATAACGCTATCCATTGGATCTTCTTGCGTATTATTATTTGATAATTTATAAATATCTGTATGATATTTGTCTTGCCCTGAATGTAATTTCAATACAGACGGCGCAAAGATTATTTGTGTCGAAGCGGTATCTTTTACGAAATCAAATTCAGAATCATATAAATTGTCACCATAAGATTGACCATATTTCTTTTGATAGTTATCATTATAATAGTCAGAATCAGGCGTATATTTATAAGCGTAATATCTTGCATTTAATTGCGACATTGGTTTAATTGACATTGTCGCTGCCATATCTATTTTTTGCGACCAATCCAAACTATTAGTAACTGCTGAAGAATAGAAGTCAATATATGGCGAAATATTTATTTGCCTTTCATTTATATTATCTTGATAAACGTATAAATTAAACATTTTACAAACTGACAAAAAGAAATCCTTTTGGAATATACCTTTTGGCAAGTTTTCATTTATAGATACAACTCCATTATAGGCTACGTCTACAATCTGTGAAGTGATCTGCGCAAGGTTTATATTTGCATTTGTTATTGTTACTATATATGTATTAGCAGTTACAGGAACGCTAATTTCTAAACGAACTTGATTTGTATTTGCTATGTCGCCTGTATAGTCAATATTAAAGCTAAAAGGATTATTAGCAGAAAAAGTATTTTGCGTAAATGATTGAACCGCTACGCCTGCAATATATAAAGTTGCAGTAATAGACGAAGCCGCATCTGTTTGATATGTCCCGCTTATTGAAGCAGTCGTTCTAATTGTCTTAGTGCCATCAGTATAAGTAAATATGCTCTTTCCTGCATTTTCTGTAAAATTAAGTAAAGTCGTAGTATCAAAAGGCACGTTCGCATTTCTCGCAGTTGGTGTATTGCTATTAAGTAATATTTGTGAAATTGTTTTTGTACCTAATAAAAACCTGTCATTTGTACCTCGTATTCCCTGACTATTATTAGGTATTATTAAAGTCTTGAAAAAATCTGTATTAAAAAAATCACAATTTAAAGTATAAGAAGTCCCTTCAAATATCTTTTCAATATATTCTTTAACATATAACGCCGGTCTAAATGTAGAAACGTGAAAGTCATCTTTATTTGTTGATACGTCTCCGTAATCAATTAAGGGATAATAATAACCTGACCCTGTAATGCTATTCCAACTATTTTGAATTGAAGTTACGTTCCAAGTATGATTATATTCGCTGAAATCTAAATCTTCTAAACGCTTATTACCTAACTCTGTAATAAATCCGCCTAACTCACCAAATACCGCGCATTGATATTGAATGACATTATTATTAATTACAATTTCAAGTATTCTAATTACGCCTTTAAATATTTGTATTTTATCAATATAAACCTCGCACTTCGCTGCCTGTGAAGGTGTAAAGTTTGTATTTACATTAGGTAAATCCATATTATGTTCGTGCGCCATCCCTAACTCAAAAGCAAAACCTAATATTTTATTATTTTTTGCAGTTGCGGGAATAGATATTGTTTTACTAAATGATGTATTGCGACTTCCAAAATCACGCACGTCATCAATAGTATAAGTAAACTCTGCACTAATATCCTGCAATAAATCAATTAATTGATCTTCGACATATATTTCAGTTCTTATCATTATCTATATTGACTATTTAAATATTTACCAACTTCTATTTCTAAATCAAAATTAAATAAACCATCTGCTATTTGATACTTATATTGATAGTTTGTATTCCTTATTGTGATAGGGAAAAATGCACCTTGAACTTCCATATAAACAATTGGTGAAGCTACTAATTGAGCAAGCCACGCATAGTCTTGGTCATCAAGCCAATCAGCAGTTAAATTATAATAATCGGAATGTTGAATAGCAAAGTTAAAAGTGCTTTCATTATACTTATTATAACTATCAATATTAGTCATTTGCCCATTTGATAATTGATAAGGATTTCGTCTGTATGAAGTTCTTTGAAATTCAGATCTTCGCCTATTGACAAGCCTGAATGCCATTGTATCATATCCGCCAAGTCTGTTGAGGAAATGAAGGTTATATTGCCTATACTTGGGGTTACATACTTGCCTGAATCGTAATACCCTTGTAACGGCTGCGCCAAGCGTAATATATACATTATATCCATAAGTTGATTGAGTAATAATATCAGAACCCGCCCAAGTATTAATTGCCGCAGCTTGAAAATTAAATAAATTAAATTCACCCGCCATAGTTAAAGCGCCACTAACCGCAGTTCCAAAAGTTCCATCTTCATTAGTAGGTTGCACCCAAAGTTTATATGCACCGCCTGTAATCTTTAAGAAGGTAATAAAAAACTGATCCCCGTATTCAATCGTAATATCATTATTATCACGATCACTTAACCAATCGTCTGTATAATTTTCAATCAATAAATTATCATAGTAATTTGATAATACTAAAGGCACGTTTCCATTCTCTGTAAATATATCACCGAATAAAGGTGAATAATAGTTATAAGCAGAATAACTGCCTGACGCTAAGTTAGTTATAACCGCACCGCTTACTTCTTCACCGATCCTTACTTGATAATCAACTTTAATTTTATTATTAGATGCGACTAATACGCTGCCACCTGAAGGTTCAAAGTAATTAGTAACATACGCGCGCACCATTGGCGAAGCGTTAAAAACTCCATAGCTACCTTCCGCACTTGGCGAAGGATATATTTTATTTCTACTAACTTGTGATCCGTCTATATATACATCATAAACGAACTTAAAGTTTGTAACTCCTACGTTTGTAGATGAAGCAACGAACCATAGATCTTCGTGCATACTCGGATAAGTTGCCGGTGTACTATTTATTGTTATAGCCATTATTTTCCATTTTATTTCCTATTTGTCTAATTTGTATTTTCATATCCCCGCCGAATGCCGTAGCCATTGCAGCAAAAAATTCTTTATTAAAAACCGCCTTCATTGCATTATCAAAGAAAGAAGTGGTCTTTAAACCATCCCTTTTTATAGCCGCCGCAGTCATATAAGATATTTGCATTAAAGTTAAAGGCTTTTTTATCACGTTCTTTAGCCTATTATTTTTAGTCTGCTCTGCGGTTAAGTCTTTTTTCTGTGTATCTGTCCTTGCTTTTGCCTTCCCTAACTTATACCATTCCATTATAGAAGTTGCCATTTTCTTATTTGGGAACGGCGTTTTATATTTATATGGCGAACTTGATTTTACACTTTTAGGCTTAGCATTTAATCCGCCAACTCCTTTAACCCCTTTATTTACGAATCTATAATAAACGGAAGCAGGATTATCTTTTTTGTAACCCAAATACATTTCGTAGTTATTCCCGAACTTATTAACTTTTGGAACGGCTAACTCCCCGATCTTGCCGGATGCAATCGATCCGCTTTGCTTTAAGTTCTTAGCAATAGCGTCATTAAATATCTTTCCGTAATATAAAAACATTTGTTCAGCAACAGGAAATTCACTTGGATCAAATTGATCATATGTTTCCCCAATAGATTTTAAGAACCCATTAGCTAACGATTCCGCCTGTGCTTTTGCTTCACTCATACCTTTAAATAGTTAAAAGCCTTTTAAATACCGCACAAAAAACCCCCGCCATAGAAATAGCAGGGGATCACTTTATGTCAAAACTACTTATTTTAATCTTTTCATTTCCTCACGATCGTATGAATTTTTGGCTTTCATATATGCCATAGCATTAAGGAACTCTATTGTCTTCATTTCAAATACTTCTTTAACTCTGATATTTTCTTGGGCGGCAATAAGGTAACAGGTATAGTGCCATCCATAGATTCTGATAAAAGATCCACCACCATAGCCGCTTGTTTCTTCGTCATCCCCGCCTTCATTATTTCCGCCGTCATATAATCCCGCGAAACTTCGATCCAATTTTTGTAGACTTGATAAAAAAAAACAAGCGAATGATAAATATGAACAAAGTTAGCTTCTTGCATATCTGACGCATATTCTTCGTGCTTACTTGCATCATAATCCTCGTCTACCCATTTGCCAAACCAATTGCGCTTTTGTGGGATCACCATAGAAGCAGCTATTTTATGAAGGTTCGCTAATGTATCTTTACTAAATACTTTGCTTTCTATATATCTTGCTGAAGGCATATTCTTAATATCATAATTAATCCTATAACGCTTCCCGTTTGTTACTATATAATTAACAGGCTTTCCTTCAATTGGATCGTTTAAAAAAGCTAATTCTTTGCGCAGTTCTTTTAAAGCAGTTAATGAAAGACTATCTATTTGATATTCTGTAAGACCTGTTACAATGCATAATTGCTTAACTTCTATGTCTAATTCAGTCCAATCTTTATTAGGGTTGGTAATTGTAGGCATCAATTGCTGATATTGCCATAGGGTTAATTCATTCCATTTCATAGCACGAAGTTAATAAAAGTTCTTCAATATCTGTGTCAGTTTCTAAGATTTCATCAATCTTATTTAGTACGTCCGAGCAGCTAAAAGGTTGCCCTGTTTTACATTGCTGATCCACCCAATCACGAAGTTCAATTAATTCCTTCATATTATTTATTTTTATTATGAAATTTATAAAGCATTTCATTAATCTTTTGATCTATCCTATCCCTTCTTTCTAAATATTCTTTTCTTTTATTTATTTCATCTATAAAAGGCTGCAATTTCTTTTTAAGTTCTATATTTTCTTCTTCAAGTATTAATATCTTTTCCTGTAATTCTTCTATTAAATTTTTCATAATAAGAATTTTTTTAATCCATTAGCGCTTGACATTATAGCCTCTGATCTTTGCGTTAGGCTTTCGATTTGGCTTTCTAATTCTGCCCGATCTTTTGTTACATAATACCCGTTTGATGTAGCCATAACAGGCAAAATGCCTTCCGTCCTGATAAAATTAACTATTTTGCGAAGGCGTGGTTCGCTGAATAACTTGATCCCGTATTTATCCTTTTGGCTATTAATAGCGCTGACTATTTCTGCGCCTGTTATCGGGTTAGCTTTTGTCTTAGTGCTTAATCCTTTAATGATTACAGGGACAAGTTTCTTTTCATCCTCTGTCATTTCCTTTGTAATTTCTTCAAAGTTTTTAATCATAATATTAATTTAAAAAACCCCCGCCCTTGCCATACCTAAACACCCCTGTTTAAAATGATTGTTGAATTTGGACGGGGATAATCTTTTATGAATTTACTTCTTTTTTTTGAATTTCCCTTTTTAGATCCCTTATTTCTTTTTCCTTTAATCCGATTTCCTTTTCTAATTTCATTATTTTTTCTATAAGACATTCATTTTCAATTCTTAGTAAATATTCCTGTCCCATTAGATAGTTATTTTTAGTCATAAGATAGATTTTAAAAAGCCGCCCAAAGTTCACCAAATTACTACCTTTGTTATTTTTTAATATTAAAAATTCCTTCAGGCGGCGTAAGTTTATAATGCGTTTAGTTTATTCTGTTCGATCTGATCCTCTGCCTTCTTATCTTCTTCTTGTTCTTCTTCATCTTCTTCTTCCCAATCACAATGCTCTAAACAATCAGGGCAAATCCCTATTTCTTCAAAATTAGTATGTGCGCCGCAGCAAGTTGAATAAGGCATAGTTATAGATTTTCGATTAAAGCAGTTAATAATAAAGCGCCGCCCATTATATACCAAAACCATTTTCCACTTAGGCTTTCCGCTTTGTATTGCTCGTTTCTTTTTTCCTGTAATGTTTTCAATCTGTTCATAAAGTTAATTTTAAAAGTGCGTTTAGCAGTCGCACCCCTGCGGGGGATTAATTATGAATATATGGTTTATTGTAGTCTCCGATCTTAATGTTTACATAAAAGTCAGGTTGCGTTCCGTAGTCGCCTGTTTCTCTATATGTAACCCCTTCGCTTGCTATTGTATTAATAACATTTAATACATTTTTTTTAACTCCTTCAGGTTGCTCGCTAATGTAATAAACATTTACATTCTCATAACCTTGTTCAGTTAGCTTTGCGGGACCGGATAAGATTTGAATGCTTACTCCGTTGTAATGTCTTTTAGTTACTGAAAATTTGAATGCAGGTAAAGCATTCTTTAATTCATTTCTAATTGTTTTTACTCTTTCGGTTGTAGTTTTCATAAAGTGTTTTTTTTGTTTTGTTATACAAATATACATCTTTTGTTCATATTCTACACATTTTATACAATTATTTTTAAAAATAATCATAAAACATTCATTTACAATAGATTATAAAGCTAAAAAATATTAAAAAAATGTAGTTTTTAGGCTAAAAATCCGTTTATCAATCAAAAATGATCCGTATATCAGTCATATTCGGCTCAAATCTTGCCCTTTAGTGATCCTTTTATGATCGATTATGCAAAGGCGTAACGCCCTGATCCTCTTTTAAGATTATGATTTTGCCACGCTAAAGCTAAAGCCATCACGCAATCGTCGTGGAATCCCGAAGGCGCTGAATATCGAACGCCATTCGCGGTGAATTGATATTCAAAGACGTCAAGTTCATCAACTATAACTCCATCCGGATAACTTATTTTACCCTGTTGAATTGCCTGCGCTAAGCCTTCCATAAGTTGCTGCTTCGATTGACTTGTAAATTTTAAACCTTCTATATTTACACCTTCCCTTATTAGATCTTCAAGTATAGGATCACCTACACCCGTGCTATCTGCTAATATAGGCGCAATAGGAAGCCTTTTGATCGTTGCCTTAGTATTATGCCAATCCATTTGAAAGCGGTCAAAATAAGCCACGCAGCCGTCTTTATCAAGCCCTATGATAACGGTGAAGTCAACTGACTTGGCAAGATCTATTCCATAGGATACGATCTGTTGCGAAGATACCGGTTTAATGCAGCGCCTAATAAATGCGTTGCCAAATGGATTAGCGCTATTTTCTGCGGGGTTAGCCATATATTCCTGCTCGAATACAACTTCCGGTAATTGCATCTTTGCCTCGTCTATTTCCTTTCTGTTTATATATGGATTATCATAGGTAGTAAATTTAAAACTTTTCCAATCATTCTCACCCTCTTTCATAAACATAGAATAAAAGAAATTCTTGCCTCGCGGCGTAGATAAGAAAACCGCCTTGCCTTCATAATCCGTCAAGGTTGGGCGGATACTATTTTGCCACCCGCTTTCAAGATCAGGTATAAAAGCAGCCTCGTCAATTATTACTAAATTAAATTTTCGACCTCTTAGATTATCAAGTCTTTCGCCTGTAAAAAATTCAATAGATCCATTATTAGGGCAATAGATCTTTAAGTTGCTAATATTGTTTTTAAAAGGTATTGCAGAAGTTAGTTTTTCAAAAAATGTTTTTGCTAACTTATACGTTGGCGTAATATACGCAACTTGCCCGCCTGTAATTGCTTCTTTGATCCCTATAATCTGTGAAATTTCCGACTTACCAAAACGACGCCCGCACATTACAACAATAAAACGCTTGTCGCATTCTAATATCTTTTTTTGATTGATATGTGGATTTGGTAATTCTATGCGCACTATAAAATAGTTTTGCCTTCAACGAATACAACCTCGATTTTTGTATCCTGTTGAATATCAACTTGTTCTTTTGGCTTGCCATAAACTCGGCTTAATAAAGTATCTAAGCTATAAAGGCTTCCCTTAATTAAACTTTTATTCATAGCACCTGCAATTGTCTTTTCAAGTATTGTGGCTTTTGGATTATCGTAAACTTCTTTTAATTCCGTAGTATTCATTGACATCATTACTTGAATCGTGTCATTAATTTCGCTTAGCTTATAACCCTGTTCTTTTAATAAGGTTACATATTTACGCGGACGCCCGTTTGGGTTTCTTATTTCGCCTTTTTGAACCGGTATTAAATTCTGCTCGTTTGCCATATTCTCTTATTTCCTTCTTTATTATTTTGAGCGGTAGGGTGGTATTGCACCCCTTCTTTAGTCTGGAAGACTAACGCATTACTTTTATGCTTCTACCGCTTGTTGTCTTTCTGCCAAAGTTACTTTATTTCCTTTATACATTCCTGCACCAAGTTCATCTATCTTAGAAAATGGAATTATAGGGACTGCAATTTTGCAGCTTTTGTCAATCAGGTATATATATCTAAGCTGAAAGCCTTTAATTTTTTGCCACCCAATATGCTCTGTATCCAAATATTTTTTCCAATTCCCGTATTTATTCATAATAGTCTTACTTGACTTTATAGTCATTGAGTGTATTTTTTTGCCATTAGGCAATAGGAATAGATCACTATTTTCTTTTATCAAAGTCAAATTAAACCCACTTGCTCTGTATATAGTTCCATCCCCGCAATCACAACCATCTGAATAAGATAAAATCCACTTTATATTAGGTGCATTTTTTTTAATTAGTTTTATACTAATTGCAATACATCTGCTTTCACTATACTTAGGCAAATATTCATCAAATGCCATTCTATTCAATTCTAAATAATCGTGCCAATTTGTATTTTCAACTAAGCCAATTGTCTTGCTTTTATCTAAACTTGATCCATAGCTTAAAACCCCGTGTAATTTTTCATCTAAAAAGCACCCAAAATGTAACTTACTATTAGGCACTACCTTGCCTGAATAATGATTAATTTTAATAAATTCATTAGCAATCTTGCTCGGTATAACTTTAACAATTATTTCTTTTGCTCTGCCCATTGCATTACGATTAAATATAAAGCGTTACCATTTGAATTTTCATTTCCCATTGTTTCAGCATATTTGTATTCCTCTGTTCTTTTGATTTCCTCAATAGCATTTTTTATTTGCTCTGCCTGTTCATCTGCCAAAGTGAAAGTCATTTGTTGAAATGGCGACTTATCCCCGTTTGGTAAACTAAAATCTTCACCCAAATCTTCAACATTACTAAAGCCAATTATATCAACTCCCCAATCTGTAAGTTCTTCAGAATCCCAATTATTAGCCAAATCTGACCAATCCCATTCACCAAAACTTGCATTATCTTTTACTATAAATTGCTTTTGCTGATCCTCTGTCCAATCCACGATCTCGATTGCAACCTCTGTATGACCTGCTTCTTTGATTGCTTTTAGGCGCATATTCCCACCAAGTACAACCATATCTTTATTAACTACAATAGGGCGGACGTTTAACATATCAGGAAATTCCTGTATTGACTTTACAAGTTTTCTAAACTTATCATCTTTGATTAAACGCGGATTGTTCGGGTTTGGTTTGATTTCTGAAATCTTTACTTTTTTTACCATAGGTTTTTTATTTACCTGCCCTGACCTCTGTATGCTTTTGGTTTTGGGCTATGTTTATTAAAGGATTTCTTAGCGTGTCCGCATTTCCTTTTACCAAAGTTAACCTTTCTTGAATCACTTTTAACTTTTGCCATCTAATTTTTTTTTATGTGCTTGTACTAATAACTCGAAATATCTTGTCTTATCCCCGTATTCAATATGGCAAGTTCTACAAACCGCCATAATATTTTCAATTTTGTCCGCACCTATGCTTCCGCCCATTCCCCTTCTATGTATATGATGAATATCTACCGCCTTACTTCCACAAACCTCACAAGGTATAAAATCCTCACCGCCGTAACCAAAATAATCAAGATATATTTTAACGTGCTTTTTCATTATCGATTTGTTCAAGTTTCCTTTGCGCCCAAGCCACGCCTTCATCACCACCCCAAGCCAACCACATCAAAGCGCCGCAATCACTTTTAGGATCACCTTTTGAATTTTCTCTATGCCTTTCAAAAGATGCCATTCTTGCAATCGTATCCCTTGTAATATTTTCACCCTTAGCCAATTGATTTGCACGCGCCCAACCAACAGGCGTTCCGCATTTGCGGTCGTATTGTTCTCTTATATTTATTGCTCTTTGAGCGTTTACTCTTGCAGCTTGTGGATAATCGTTATAACTATCCACCATTGAAACCCTTATTGCAGCCCATACGCTTTGCGCTTTTTCTTCGGTTTCATAAATGCAAGCACCTGAACCTATTCTATATTTCCCGTTTGAACATTTAATTACCGGCATTGTCTATCAATTTACTATAAATAGCAAAGCGCTGCTTATTTACTTGGTGCAAATTAAAGTTCTTATTACAATAATCATAAAGGGAATTTCCGTAATGCTCGCGCGCTTGTCTATCATTGACCAACATCTTAATCCAATAATACCAATCTTTTTGACTATTAACGTGGCAAGCGGGATAAAACCCCTTATATGGATGCACGTTACTAACTATTGCAGGATTCTTTTTTGACGCAGTTTCTAATACCTTCAAATTAGACTTCATTGAATTAAAATTAGAATCTATTAAAGGAATTAGACTTATATCTGAATCACAATAGGCTGCCATATATTCTGTAACCTGATTATAGTTGTAAATTGTAGGGTTTAACTTTAATCCATTAGTGAAAGCACCGATCATTCCATCCCAAATAGGCTTCTCTTGTTCATTATATCCGGCTATGATTGTACGAACAGGAAAATTAATTCGCTTCATTGGATTGCGCAATATTTCCAAATCCTTTCCGTGAGTTCCTGATCCTGACCAAAATAACCTAATTAGATCCGAAGGCTTTTTATCTAAAACAAATTGTTCCTCTCCGTAAGGAATAGCGTTCGGTATTATTTCCACTTTTGTATTATGATTATAAACTTCATCTGCTAATCTTTCGTGTGTACAAGTACAAAGGTCTGCTATCTGTATCCAATTTATA